CCCGCCACCAGCGCGGTCGTAAGAAGCCGTTCTGGTGGTGTTGTGAAACGCCATCACGAGGGCTTTTGATATGACCGACAAATCCATCTCCTTTGACCAGCTTGAAACGGTTGAACAGGCAGCAATGCTGCTCAATCAGTTCTATGACAGCTTTGAGGGCATCGCGCTGTTGCTTGAAGCTGGACACAAAGAACAGGCCACCGGCATCGCCCGCATGGCCTGCACCGCCTGCCTTATGGTCACTCCCCCGCTTGAAAACACCATCGCGGAACTTGACAATCCTGTTGATACCAGCCCGCGCCAGCCCATTGATTGGCCGCAGATCAACGGAGGCAAGTGAGATGCTGTTTAACGACACACAGGTTGTCATAAGCAAGGCATGCCTTATTGCAGCCCAAAGACATGCGCAATACGCACTTAAATGCGCCGGAGCCACTAATGCCTGTCGGAAATCCATCGAAATGATCCTCGATTTCATCGAAATCGGCCAGTTGAATCACGCTGCCGAGAGCTTTCTGAACATGGCAGCACTTTGCGGACCGAAGAACAGCCATAGTCTTGATTTCTGCCTTGATGTGCTTTCCCAAATCAAGGGAGGGCACTGACATGGACAAAACCAGCGAAAAGGTCCTGGCCGATGTTAACCGCGTGTTTGGCCTGGACCTGAAACAGTCCGAACCGTGGACACTGGTCGCGGTTTGCGTTGCGGAAATTGAACGCCAAAAAAGCCAGACGAAAGCCCCGAAACTGGCCCTGCTTGACCTGCTTGGCACATCAGCCACGCCGGACGCCAAACAACACCCAACGATTACCGCCGCCTATGAACGCGCTATCACGCAGGCGCGGGCCATCATCATCAAGACAGGGGGCATATCATGACCCCGACCTGTTCAGGAATGTCCCGGCAGGACGTATCGAACGCGGCCTTTACCTGGGCTGCATTCGGCGCGGCGGAATCTCTTTTGCACGGTTTGGCGCGTAACCCGAATAACGGGCAGCAATGTGCGCGCTACCTGCTTGATTTTGTCATCGAGGGCGGCATTGCTTTGCCGCCCCGGCATTTCATCGACAAAACCGTCGATCTTTATCCGTGGCTTGCCCCGCAACAGGAACGCGCCCTGCGCCTTTTGACCACCCTGCAGAATGATCGCGATCAACATGCGTGAAATGACCGACGACGTAAGACTTGAAGTCATTTCGCGCCTGAAGGCCGACTATGGCTTCAAACAGGTTCATGACTGGTTGCGGCAAGGGCGCTGCCCTTCCTGCAACCGGCGTGAAATGTTTGTCAAAATCTCCAGCCCGTGGGTAATCAAATGTGGCCGCGAAAACAAATGCGGCCACACCGCACATGTCAAAGACCTGTACCCCGATGCGTTTGGCAAATTCAACGAACGCTATCCGGCTACCACCGAAGACCCCAACCGCACCGCCGACCGCTATATGGACTTTGTGCGCGGCCTTAATCCTGCCAAAACAAAAGGCTGGTATCGGCAAGGCGAATTTCACCATGCATGGGGCGACCGGAAAACCGCGACCGTGGTGTTCGACATTAGCCGCGGCGAAAACATTTTCATGGAACGGTTGATTGAAACCGTTCGCATTACCGATCCGAAAACCGGCAAGGTTGACGACCGCCGCGCCAACTTTGGCAGCACCCCCTATAAAGGGCGCTGGTGGGTGCCGCCCGGGCAGACGATCGAGGATGGCGACGAGCTTTGGATTGTCGAAGGCTGTATCGATGCAGCAACCCTTGCCGTTCACGGCAAAAAGGCCGCAGCCATTCTATCTGCCTACAACGTGCCCGATAAGGAACTGGAAAAGCTGAAAGGCAAAGCTATCACCCTGGTGTGGGCGATGGATAATGACCAGGCGGGCAAGCGTCATATCCGCAAATGCATCGCTCATGTCGATAAGAACTTTACGACCTTTACCAACAAGGCGGCGCTGATCCCGCAGCCGGATCGCAAAAAAACAGACTGGAACGACGCCCACCTTGCGAACGCCCTGAATGACCGGGACATTGACCGTTACTGCTTCCACGGTGATTTGTTCCTGGCAAAAAGCCCGATGGAAAAGGCCCTTCTGGTTTGGGAACGTTACAAAAGCCGCAATTTCGCGGTTGAGTTTGACACCCGCACCTACTGGTTTTCGGTCATTCAGGAAGTCTATAACGCACACATGACGATGGCGGCAGATCGCGGTATTAGCCGCGACGAAGCCGAACCGGAAGCGGTCCGCAAGGCGGCCCGTCTTGACGAAATCGCAAACTGCAATTTCAAGTTCCTGTATTTCCAACAGGACAAGCAGACCGACGATAGCTGGTATTATACCCGTGTCGAATTTCCCCATGGCCGACACACAATCAAAAACACTTTTTCGGGTGGCCAGGTCGCCACGGCCAGCGAATTTAAAAAGCGGCTTCTCTCGATCGCACCAGGTGCGCTTTATACCGGCAATTCCAATCAGCTTAACTGGCTGGTAAAACACTATCTCGACAACATCAAGATTGTCGAAACCACAGATTTCATTGGTTATTCCAAGGAACACGGCATCTATGTTTTCAACGACCGGGCGGTTGCGGCTGGCAAGGTTATCGAGATCAACGATGAGGACTTTTTTGAAGTCGGCAAGACGTCAATCAAATCCCTTAATCAATCCCTGCAACTCCACATAGGCAGTGCGACCGACTATGACGATAAATGGCTTGGCATGGTCTATTCGGCCTATGGCGCCAAGGGCCTGATCGCGACCGCGTTCTTTCTGGGTAGCCTGTTTGCCGAACAAATCAGGGGAAAGCAAAAATCCTATCCGTTCCTTGAAATTGTGGGCGAAGCCGGTGCCGGTAAATCCACCCTGATCGAATTTTTATGGAAGTTGGTGGGGCGGTCTGATTACGAAGGGTTCGACCCCAACAAATCAACCCTTGCAGCCCGTGCCCGTATTTTCTCGCAGGTTTCAAACCTGCCAATCTGCCTGATTGAAAGCGACCGCGAAGACAGCGCCAAGGCCAGGCAGTTCGATTGGGACGAATTAAAGACCGCCTATAACGGGCGGGCCAGCCGGGCGCGTGGTGTTAAAAATGGTGGCAACGAAACCAGCGAACCACCCTTTCGCGGATCCGTCGTGATCAGCCAGAACGCCGCTGTGAATGCGTCCGAAGCCATCATGCAGCGCATCATTCATACCCATTTCGATACCAGCGGCCACACACCGGCATCAAAAATCGCCGCCGACGCGCTTGCGGCGATGCCGGTAGAGAATGCCAGCTTTTTTCTGATCAAGGCTGTAACCCGGGAAAAACAGGTGCTTGATGCGATTTTTAATCGCACCGCGCATTGGGAAACCGAACTGATGCGGTTTCCTGACATCCGGTCAAACCGTATCGCCAAAAACCATGCGCAATTGATTAGCCTGGTCGAGGCATTGGCCGACCTCACAAACATGCCAAATGCATGGCGCGACGACACGATTGATGAACTTAAGCTGGCGGCTGTAAAGCGACAAACGGCAATATCGGCAGACCATCCGTTGATTGAAGAATTCTGGGAATCCTATGATTTCCTTGGCGATGAAAAACTCAATCACGCCATGAGCCTTAATAACTCGATTGCAATCAATCTCAACCATATGCAGTCGGTCGCCCATCATCACAACCAGCAACTGCCCCCGCTTCAGGATTTGAAAAAATTCCTGAAGCAATCACGCACACGCAGCTTCCGGGAAATCAAGGCAGTGCGCAGCCACAACAAGGCATTTCAAAACAAAACCGTCAAATGCTGGATATTCAACAGGGAGGGGAAATCGTGACCGCCTATTACAACGAGATAGACCCCTATGCCGCGCAATGGCTGCGCAATCTCATTGAAAACAATCTGATACCGAAAGGTGAAGTTGATGAGCGTTCAATTATCGATGTTCGACCTTCTGAACTTGCAGGATTCTCCCAATGTCACTTCTTTGCCGGTATCGGCGTCTGGCCCTATGCCTTGCGACAAGCCGGATGGCCGGACAATCGGCCAGTCTGGACAGGGTCATGCCCCTGCGGACCTTTCAGCCAGGCAGGCAAAAAACTTGGGTTTGATGACGAGCGGCACCTTTGGCCATCCTGGCACCATCTCATCAGCCAGCTTAAGCCTGAAACGGTCTTCGGCGAACAAGTATCAAGCAAAGACGGACTTGCTTGGTTCGACACTGTTCAAGCTGACATGGAAGGAACGAACTACGCCTACGCGGGCCTTGATATTTGCTCGGCGGGCGTCGGTGCCCCGAACATCCGCCAGCGTCTTTACTTCGTGGCCTACAGCATCCGCAAGCGATTACAAAGGCGGATACGAAGGGGGCAGAATACGCAACGGCAAGTTTTCAACCGACCGGCTGGATGTAACGGCACAATTGACGTCGTGGCCGACGCCGAAAGCATCAACAGGTGGAACGGATTTCTCGATTGCCAACCGAACAAAATCCGGGGGAATGAGCCTGCAAACAACTTGCCAATTAGCGACATGGCCAACGCCGACGATGACGGATGCCACCAGAAAACCATCGGCAACCGCAACCCCGAAAAATATCACGTTAAACCATGCAGCACTGATGACGTTGCCCAGCCCGGCCCGGTTAACGGCTTCTGGCAAGATGCTGACTGGATATTTTGCCGGGATGGCAAATGGCGGCCAATTGAACCCGGAACATTCCCGCTGGCTCCAGGGATTACCCGAGGCCTGGAGCGAGACCGCTCCCCACAGGAAAGAATGGCAATTCGTGCAGCACGCACTTATCGCCGGGGTCCCCTTAAAGGAT